TAAGTTTCAAATAGAGAGAGAGAAAATGAAACCAATAAAAAAACTTAACGGTAAAACCGTTGCCATTGTTGGACTAGGTAAAAGCTGGTTTGACTATAATATGGCTAAATCGCATAGCGTACATTTTGATGAGGTGTGGGCTATAAACGCAGTAGCTTCTGTAATATTTCACGACAGAGTATTTATGATGGACCCACCTAGTAGGTTTTTAGATACACAAGATGCAGGCGGCCAAACTGGTTGCATGAAAGAACTGCTCACAAATCATAACAAGCCAATTTATACCTGTGAAAACGATGCAAGGTGTAAAAACCTTGTTGAATACCCAATACAAGAAATAGTAAAAGCAACCAATTGTCATTACTTAAACAATACTGTTGCTTATGCTGTAGCCTTCGCATATTGGAACGATGTATCAAACATAAAACTTTTTGGAATAGATTTTACTTATAAAAACAATCTTTATTTTGCAGAAGCAGGCAGAGCTTGTGTGGAGTTTTGGTTAGTAAAATGTATGGAAAAAGGTATACAGGTAGAGGTAGCATCAAGCAGCACTTTGCTTGATACTAATATACCCGGACAACAAAGATTGTATGGCTACCATAGGCTTGCAGACCCATATATACCTGTAGCAGGTAAAGATGGCATGGAGGTTAAAAAAATGAGTGAACTTAAAGTACAAAAAAAACAAATACTGCCACAAATGGCAGATAGGTATGATAGTCATTTACAACCACCGGAGCCAGAAAAATGGTAATAAAAATAACACCTGATGGAGTGCCTGAACTTGGAATGGTTGAGGTCGCTACTACTAAGTTCGGCGGTCATCCGCCTGAGTTCTGGGCAGAACAATTAACAGATAAAATTGTCGGTGTTTCTGACGATAATGAGCAACACGTTAAAGCACAGGCTAGAGCTTATAGAGATTTAATTTATAAAGTATGTTTGATATATATTGAAAATGCTATAAAATCATATAAAGCTACCCTGATTCAGGATTTATCTGCAGGAGGTAGTGAGGATTTAGCAAAAATTATAAAAGGTATTTAATATGGCAATATCATCAACATTAACAACCAGCTTTAAAGTAGAGCTATTAACAGGAACACACAATTTTACTAATTCAAGTGGAGACACTTTTAAATTAGCTTTGTATACAAGTTCAGCTACTTTGGGTGCTACAACAACAGCTTTTACTACTACAGGTCAAGCTAGTGGCACAAACTATACCTCAGGCGGTGCAAACCTTACAAACGTAACTCCGTCTTCTACAGGCACAACAGCGGTAACTGATTTTAGTGACTTAACTTTTAGTACAGCTACAATTACAGCTAGAGGTTGTATGATATATAACTCAAGTGACTCAAATAAGTCTGTAGCAACAATTGACTTTGGTGGAGACAAAACATCCACAGCAGGTGACTTTACTATTGTATTTCCAGCAAAAGCGGCTTCGACAGCTATAATAAGAATAGCTTAAAAGATGAAACATGCCGTTTGCAAAGTTTCAATTTAAAGCAGGAATAGATAGAGAAGGAACAAGCTACACCAACGCAGGAGGTTGGTTTGATGGTTCTCTTGTTAGATTTCGTAAGGGTTTTGTAGAAAAAATAGGTGGATGGACAAAGTTCATTGAATCTACTTTTCTTGGCACAGCTCGTAATCTGTTTCCGTGGATATCTATAGAAGGTAATAAATATCTTTTTGTAGGCACACATAAAAAAGCATACATAGCAGAAGGTAACGGCATAAATGATATTACGCCAATTAGAAAAAACACCACTAACAGCGTAACCTTTGCAGCAACTGACGGCTCTGCAACTATAACAGCGACTGATTCATCTCATGGTGCTGTATTAGGTGACTTTGTTACTTTTAGTTCAGCAGTATCTTTAGGCGGCAATATAACAGCAGTGGTTTTAAACCAAGAGTATGAGATTACCTCTGTGCCGTCTGCTGATACCTATACGTTTACAGCTACTGCTACTGCAAATAGTAGCGACACAGGTAACGGCGGTAGTGCCACAGATGCTGCTTATCAGCTTAATGTTGGCTTAGATAATTTTGTTCAATCAACAGGTTTTGGTTCTGGTAATTGGGGTCAAGGTGCTTACGGTGCATCCTCAAGCATTTCTTTTACAAACCAACTAAGATTATGGTCTTCTGATAACTTTGGTGAAGATTTGATATTGCACCCTAGAGGCGGTGGTATATTTTATTGGGATGAATCAAACGGCACAAGCACTAGAGCTGTAAACATTACATCTTTGTCAGGTGCTAACTTAGCACCAACCTTAGGACTACAAAGCATTGTCAGTGATATCGACAGACACGTTATCGTGTTAGGTGCTGACCCAATAGTAGGAGGTGCAAGGTCAGGCAGTTCTGACCCAATGCTTGTTGCTTTCTCAGACCAAGAAACTATTACCGAATGGGAACCACAAACTACTAACACAGCAGGTTCTGTCAGATTATCAGCAGGTAGTGAGATACGAGGCGGTTTAAGAGCAAGACAGGAAATACTCATTTGGACTGATACATCTATGTATAGCATGCAGTTTGTTGGACCACCGCTTACATTTGCAGTTAATTTAATTAATGAAGGCACAGGTATGATTGGACCTAATGCAGCCATTAACGCACCTAACGGCGTATTTTGGATGGGTGATGATGGTTTTTACTCTTATACAGGTTCGGTACAAAAACTGCCTTGCAGCGTTTTAAGCTATGTACAAGAAGATTTAGACCTAGGACAAGCCTTTAAGGTCTTTGCGGTATTAAATAAAGAATACAATGAGGTTTGGTGGTTTTACCCGGCTGAAAGCGATGGTACAGAAGAAATATCAAGGTATGTTATTTACAATTACTTAGAGGGCGTATGGTCTATCGGTCAATTAGTAAGAACTGCTTGGATTGACCAAAACGTGTTTGGTAAGCCATTAGCTACAGCAAACAATTACATATATAACCAAGAAGACGGTGATGACGCTGACGGTTCTCCTATGGATGGTGTCTTTATTGAAAGTTCAGACTTTGATTTGCAAGAAGGTAACAGCTTTACTTTCATAAGAAGAATGATACCTGATGTTAAATTTTACGGCACCAATGTTGAATCCGGAGTTCCACAAATAAACATGTTGCTAAAAACTAGAAATGCACCGGGCGATTCGTTAACAACGAGAGCAACTACAGATATATCAAATAACACAGACCAAGTACATGTAAGAGCAAGAGGTAGACAAGCTGTACTGAGATTACAAAGTGATGATGATGCTGCTGTTGATAACAGAACAGGTTATAAGTGGAGACTTGGATATACAAGGTTAGATATAAACCCTGACGGTAGAAGATAATGGCTAAGCTTTTACCAAGTAGGCTGCCTTTAGCAATGCAAGAGGTAAGCCCTGAGGTTTTTAATAGGCTTGTAAGGGTTTTAGAAATTAATTTAGGTCAATTTGACCCAAATAGAACACCTAGGTTTAACGCTACAGAAGTAGCAGAATTGAATTTTTTACAAGGTGATGTAATATGGAATACAACGCTGAACGTATTACAGGTATATAGTGGCAATAGTTGGATAGATTTAACAGAAAATCCAAATACTGCAGGTTATGAAGCTACTACAAGCTTAGGCACTGTTTCAGTGATTACAGGTGGCGACATATCAGTTAACATAACATAGGAAGCAAAATGGCAGATTTAAGAGAAAGAATAAATAATTTACTAAAAAATGTAGAGTCAAATCAAAGACCTATGCGTTTTCAAGAAGGCGGTATGGCTGAGATGCCACAAGAAAGCGGCATGGCACAAATGTCGCAACAAGAAGGTATGGCTGAAATACAAATGTCTAAAGAACAAGCTATGCAAGAGATATTTATGCCCTTGGTTGAAGCAGGATTTGAAGCAGAGGTTATGGCTATACTCAACAACCCACTTGATTCAGAGATATCAAGACAAGCTGTAGAGAGATTAATACAGGTATTAAGTCAAGAGCCTGACTTTGATATGGATGACTTTATGATGGCGGTTTCATTAGTAGCACCACAATAAGCTTATGTTGGCACAAACCAAGGCTGAATTAGAGTATGAGCTTAAAAATCTTTTACTTGGCTTTGCTTCAGATTGGTTTGTAGAAAAAGAAACACTAGCTAAAACTAAAGAAACATTGCCTATATTAGGTGACTTTTATAATGAAAAGCTAGATTCACTAGACAACCTTCCTTTAAATAATATCATCAAAGAACCGTTAAAGGATGTGCATACAGTACCTTTATTCTCACAAGAGTTTTGTACTTTATTAATTGATGAAATGCACAATATGACCAAACATTTTGGTTTTGAGCCAAATCAAGAAGAGGACGAGCTGAGACAGATACCAGAGATTGTTTTATATGAAAAGTGTCCACAGCTATATCATTCGCTGATGCAGGTGGTTGATAGGGTTATTAATCCAATATTGCTAAGCATTTGGAACAGGTGTGTTACAGGTGGTAACATACAGATAGCTAATTACAATTTAAGAGATAAAAAACAAGGAGCATGGCATCACGATGCTAGTTCTGATATAAGTATAGTAGTACCCCTGAATACAGGAGATTATGAAGGCGGTGGTACTGAGTTTATGCGTAAAGGGATTGTTGAGCCTTTGCCTACAGGCAATGCTTTAATATTTCCAAGCCTAACTCACATGCATAGAGGACTGCCTGTTAAAAGTGGAAACAGGTATTTATTAGTTTTTTGGCTTGTATGTAAAGACGAGACAAGAGATTATATGAAAGAATTTATGTAAAGAGTTGGTAAAACCTACAGAAAATAGGGTAAAATTTTGAAATGATGAATAGAATTGACAATAGCGGCCAAGGAATAGCAAGACTAGGCAGAGATGAAGATAACTATTTAGCACACGTTGCAGCAGGAGAAATGGTGGTTCCACCTGTAATTACGCCTGAAACCAGACAAAGACTAGAAAGAGAAATGATGCAAGTGGGCTTAGACCCTAATGAGTATACTGTCGGCGGTGAAATGTCAATTAATCCAATTACAGGTAATCCTGAGTTTGGTTTCTTTAAAAAGGTAGCAAAAAGCCTTAAGAAGGTTGTTAAAAAGATAGCACCTGTTGCAGCGATTATACCCGGACCGTGGCAACCTTTTGCTGCTGTCTATCAAAAAGGTAGTGCTGCGTTAAAACTTGCCAAGGGCGAAGGCGGTATTGGTGACTTAATGACTGTTTTTGCAGGTGGTAGTCAAAAAGTATTTGGTAAAGACGGTGCTTTAAAATCTATCACATCAGGAAAATTTAGAGACATTGGCGGTGGTTTTGGTAAAGCTTTTACAGGAATAGGTAGTATAGATGGCAAATTTAATCCACTAGAATATGGTAAAAGAATGGCGAAACAATATGCAGACGACCAAAAGCAAGGTTATTTCGGTATGTTTAGTGGTGGTGAGCAACCTGTAGACTATATGGGTGGTGAAGGCATGATGGATGTTAGCTATCAGCCAAGTTCAAGTGATATGCCTAGTCCTGAAGAGATGGACTTTATAAGTAAAAACTACACTATCAAGGGTGAGTCAGGCATGCTAGAAAAAGACGGCAAATTGTACACACCTGCAGAGGTATTAGCACAAGTACGAGGCACACAAACACAACCAAGTAGCGGTGGTTTAGGAAACTTTTTAAGAGGCATACTTGGTGGAGGCACACCCGGACAAAGCAGAATTGGTTTAATCGAAGACTTTTTGAAAGGTAAGTCAAGCGACCCTGTAAGAGAAGGCGGTATGTTGGGTGGTATATTGGGCGGTGGTGATAGTAAATCAGGTGGTTTAGGTAACTTGGGTATTGCAGGACTAGCAGGTTTAGTAGGTAAATTAGCTTATGAAGAAGCCAAAAAGAACAAAGGCGTACCATTGACACCACTTACAACTATGGACCAATTAGGTAGATATAATATAGCCGCTGA